TTCGTGTGAAGTTTACGATCTTCAACATCAGTCAACGCATCATCATACCATCTAGTTAAATAGAAGGGGGGAGGCATCTCAAAGTTAAAACAAAAATCGTCACCTGCACTCACTAAAGCTAGCGATATTGAAGGTGTGGGCGAGATTATACTGTTCTGATAATCTACACCATAAAGGAACGCCCGATATGCGTTCGGTTCTTGGCCAACTATAGAAGTCGGTTGCATTGGAAACCATTCTGTGGTACATACCCACGGGTTCGTATACTCCATGATCGGAGAATACTCACAGTTTATAACAGCCATGCCATCATCAAACCTCGAATAATCTGGAACCCCGAGCGTCACGTCATTCTTGTCCGTTTCCAACTTGGCCAGCAAGTATTTACCTTGCGGACCATCATTCACAGCAGTTACTTTGAACTTTACCTGGCCTCTGCTATACAAGAACAACGAAGAAATCGCGTCCAAAAGTGGACATGACTGACGAAAACTGCCTGTCAAATACACGGCAGGTCTAGGGTGAGGCACTAAGTCGACATGTCGACTATGCCATCGCTTAACCAAATCTTCAAAAGTAGTCGAACATTCAGCAGGAAGCTGATTCGGACTGCTATGAGAATTCCAGTTACTTTGGGTTCCAAAATCCGCTATTTTCATCTGCGACTGATGTTGTAATACCACTGTTTGATTGGGCATAGGGTCTTGTTGAGAAATACAAACGAAATCCGGTCCTGCCTTTTCATAAATAAGAAACAGTATAGGATAGTCCACCGCTGGATCTGCTCCATACGTATCAAACACCGAAATAGTCATAACAGGCACCACATCGTCTCCAAAGTCTGGATCCAACTCTCTCGTCGGCAGATAATTGACCGTTTGCAACCAAGGAATATTAAAAGTTCGCTTGGTTGTTCCTCGGACTGTAATGTTGTCAAACAACACGTCACCCGCCAAAGTAGTGGCAGTTCCGACATATTGAATTGATATCTTCACTCGAGCCGAAATAAGCGGCGAGCAAAAGATCAAAACAGTATAATCCAAGGAACCTCTCCACAATCGAAAAAATTGACCCAGGAACCTTAGACGAGAACACGTTGGGGCACTCTCTACCGCGGTCCGTTGGTAAGGATTCAATGGGTATGTGACAACACCTCCTTTTAACATAGCAAAAGCGCTCACTAAAGAAGGAATGCCCACAAACTGAGCAAAAGAATGCTTTCGAGCAAAAGGGCTAGCTTGACTTCCATCTCCAAGAAGACCTCTCGAAGGGGAAAAAGTCGCACTACCAAAGATATTTGGTATGACCTCAGTTGGTTCTGTATTAGAGGCAACAACTGATCCGACCGATGCTGGAGCAGAAGGTTTACTAGCCGCTGGCTCACCGGGCTTTGAAGCCTCTGATTCATACCATGCCTGCCATCTCTCCTGCATAGCCTTACGGGCTTCAGCAGTTCCATACTCCAGCGCTTGATTCCCAGCCTTTGTCGCCTCCTTAGTCAAATGGTCATACATAGCCGATCCTGCAGCAGCCGCTAAACCAGTCATGGCCGTCCCCAACATCTGAGATGTGTGCGACGGAACGTAATAGTTCATTGGCCCTGCAACTTCTGGTTCTATAAATTGCGCATAGATTTCTACATCCGTGCTTGGATTTGTCGTTTGGTCTATACCATAACAACTTCCCGCAATTACTCTAAGCGAACATACCGCATTAAAAGCATCCTGATGATCACCAATCTTCAACCTATCAATCCACTGGTTAACGAATGGCCAATCAAGAACCATTTCGACCTCTGTCTGAGAGCAGAGATCAATTATCACACAATCCCGGTGTGACATCCACCCATAATCATGCAACCACGAATTTGCATCATTATCATCCGTCGCCCGAAAAGGGGTTCGGGGACAAGTTGTCAAAGCTAGATACCCATATAGCCAGGGCGATCCTACAGTGACGACTCGAAATTTTATGGCTTTAAATCGAAAGTAGCGAAAAGTCGCCATGGCCTCCTGCATTGTATTTCGTGAATACAGGTACCATCCATTCTGTGTAAATATCCTCCCAACACCATAATCAGCCGACGATATAGTAAGTACCTCTAACGTAGCTTCTCTGGAAAGTATTTTTGTAGGAGTTTGCGCATCCCACACATTGTTATCAAAAGTCTTCGGGCAATCCCTATAGACTTCTTTAACAGTCTGCTCTTGTAATGAGAATTCTGTCAACGGAGCAGTAGACGTTGATGAATCGTGAATATCACTTGTAAGTTCCATACTAGCGATTGGTTTTTAGATGTAGAGAGAATTTCCAATCCTCGTTCTCTCCTCCAAAATCCCTATTTGTTGTGCGCGATCCTTCGGGTTCGGGATTCCCTAGTCCATGCAACACAACGAGTGTCAAAACACTCAGGCATCAATTACTGTAGATGCTTCCAGGTTCCGAGCAGTTTACAGACCTACTCAGGTCACATTTTAAGTTTTATCTCATCTGTGCGTTCCACCTCTCCAGGTAATACGCATAAGATTTGCACGTAAATGGAATCAAATAATACTCACAATATTCCCTAATCCGTGCAACTCTTTCCTCAAAAATTTCCTCTCCATAATGAAAATACTCCATGGAAGCTTGCTCAACATTAACTGCAAGCTGCTGTTGGATCGAGACCCCTCTCACAGGTTTTCGAATCCACAAAAGCATTCCATGTATGGATTCCTCATTGAGTTTACAGTGTGCTGGTTGATCCCGCGATAAAGTACGACAAAGAAATGTAAGTTCTTCAAACTCATAAAAATCTCTATCAATATTCTTTTTATCCGCAGTTGTATACGTCATTCCAAAATGCAAGTGAATAAATTCACCAAGAGCCTTCATAGTCCAAAACTCTCTTAAACACTTATGGATTGACCATACATTATCATCACCATAAAACTTGGTCACCGTAACCTTGTCTTTATCCCATGGTAAATTATGCTTGGACTGAATACTCCAATAAAATAAATTAAAAATCACAACATTAACAAAAGAATTAAGAAAACCGGTCAACCATCCTCCTGATGAATTCATCCAATCCATCCAATAAGCTTCTCGAGATATAATCATAATTGGTGCCACTGACGACATACAAATACAATATAAAATTCGATCCTCTAAAGGTCCCGTCCACTGGGTGTAATAAGAAAGAGCCTTATACATCAACCACGCGAATTCCGAAACAATCGAAGAATCATAATTACTAAAGTCTCCACCCCCGAAAAGCCCATCTTCTCCAAACTTGAGAAGAGTTTGAGATAACAAGGTCCAGTCCCAACCGTGAGGGTTGGTTCCTATCGCAACATCAGATGTTACCCTGTTTTCCTTCATATATTGGACTACATCCCCTAAGGTCATAACTGTCGCTATAAGATGAGCCAGAGATCCTACACAAAATATTCGAGTTTTGCCCTCAAACACTCGTTCTAAATCCCTAGTCTCATCCTTAAGACAAGCCGATACCACATTCTTAGGCTCCTCTCCACGCAAAATAGCCGCAAAAATCTCATTGACCATTTCTCGCAGTTTTGGATGTATCCAGGTCACCTTGCCTGTCGCATCATTTTTTTTCCATAGATCACTTCTAGATTTAAACCCTTCAATCTTCATATCAATACCAATTGAAGTTTTTTGATCCAGAAGCTCACACGCTTCCTCCATACTCAGTCGTCTAAACTTTTTGCGAGTTACCGGAAAAAACCCTCGGAATATTACTTCCGGGTGAAATTGAGCTAATCTACGAAACTGTCGATTAAATACTCTCACTGGTGCTCCCGTCATCTTATCTAAACCCTTAGATAATGGATTAATAACTTCTTCATGTTCGGGTATAGTTTCAGTTGCATCTACCACTCGCGTGAACGAATGCAATGCTGCTGGAGCCATCGAGATTGGGAAAATAGGTTCTTTTTGCGTATTACCTTGGAAGGGAGATTTAATCAAATTAGTTTCTGAAGGTATAAAATCTCCTTTTACCGTTCCCATTGACACTAAACGACCATCAAATCGTTGCCTACGTTCTATCGCTGGCTCCGCCACACAAGATGGGAGCCATGCGCCAGCCTCAAAGACAGGTTTCCCCATCTGAAAAGCCAACTCTTTTCGAATGTCTGACACACGCATTCTAGTCATGTAAGCATCATTTCCACTTCTTCCAATGTGGAACCCGAGCAGTTTAGCTCGGCCTGTTTGATAATCTATAGCTACATAAGGAAGAGAGCAATCTCCTTCCACTCCTCCTCCATGAACTGCAACCATATAATCAGACACCCGCAGCCTAACCGACTGGCCTTCTGGAGTCATAACCACCGACTCAGAAACCTCTCCATTGTCAATCTTCGAAATGGGTTGACCAACTATCGTCACCACACCGCCTTTAACTACTCTATGTAACCGAGTAATATTCCAGCGATCCGGATCAGATGTTATATCATCATCACACATAAAAGATTCTAAACAAGGATATGTTTCCATAGTATTAGGAAAATCCAATGTTGCATAATCACGTCCCTGACTAACAGTAGACTTGATAATCACGTCATCTCCATCAAATGACTTTAACGTCACGTCTCCATTCATGACATCGATTCGAGAAAATTTGAGTCCCAATGAAGACATAACGTGTCCAGTTAACCATGCTCTTCGTCCAGAGAAGATGACATGCGACGTGTATGATAGACCATCAGATCTGAGAAATCTGACATCTCTCATATTGTTAGCGATTTTATTAATCTGATTATTAACGTTATCAATTGTTCCCATTTGAAACTTGAGAACATTCATCTCCGTCATCCGCGCCAATTGTCCTTTTGGTAAAGATTGATTTTCAAATTGTAATTCTTTTAAATTATTCATCCTCACCAACTTTTCTCTAGATGTAGACTGCATAACAAACTCTTCAATAGGAACATGCTCCTCCTTAGCACGTATATAAGATATTATTCCCCATGAAATAAGTCCTGCAATTAATACTCCTCCCAAGGCAAAAACTCCATAATACAAAGTTTGTTCTAAAACAACTTGAATCAACACTACTGCTGCTTGACATAACTGCGATGCAATAATAGCACCATCAGCATAAAAAGCGCTTGGTTCTTCACCATCAGGAACCCCCGACTCTTGCGGTTCTCTAAACAACCGTTGACACTTTAATTCATGTACCAACCGCTTAACCCAAAAAGCTGCCTCTGAATCATTACTAGCTATTGAAGGAATGGCAATATTATCCAAAATACGCTCAAACTGCTCTTTTTGAGTTGCCCGACACAGACTACTGGCTAAATCTAAGATAGGAAAAAAAGCTTTAAACACTTCTGACGCTTCAAAACACCCTTTAACTCTTCGACCTATCGACAATCCTTTATAATAAATCCTAACATCTGTAATTAGAGCCCGATAAGCGTTTCTTCGTTGACTATACAACGCATCAACAAACTTTTTCTCACCATATTCCATGTCGGCCCTTCTACCCAACGTAGCAAACTCAGCCGAAATTTCATGAGGTGTCATATGCCAAACTTCATTTTTCACTGAAGCCATGAATGCCTCAACATCCTCAGGCTTCTGTCGCCAATCACCAAAACCAGGAAAACAATAAGACCATGCACGCTGACACTGACGGAAAGCAAACTCCATACCAGAAGGTACATTATCCGTGATAAACGGCATTCGATACATATAGCGATAAAACCCATTCCTCATTCTTTGATGCGTTGATATAACCGTTCCCACTCCCATCATTTGACTTTCGTGAAGACTATTAACCTTGTTCTTTTCATTATCTAACCAAGGTGGCGAGTCAAAAAATTCCCCCACACAGTCCAAATCTCGTAAAAAAACATCGGAATAATCTTGCCACATTTGCTTCTTTCTTTCCAAGTCTGACAATCCATCAATCCTATGTGAGATGAATTCTAAGTATTGTTTAACTCTAAATTTGTATTCATCTTGCCTATCTGGGATTTCTCTCAAATAATCACAATAATCGAAAAGCGTTTCTTCAAACAACGCTTTTCCTGTATCATTGTCATAAATTGCAAAATCATCAAATTCTAATTCTAAATTTCTATCAATTGTTGTCGTTGTTGTTGTTTCAGTTTTAGGCCTCCATTTAGGCAGATCATCATCTTTAAAAGACGGTTCATCATCACTACTTGACGACGATTCACTAGAAGAAGTGTTTCTTGGTGGCTTGATATCTTTGGTCCAATCAACCAATTTAGCCACTGAACACTGTCGTTCTCGTTTATCCATCTTTGCCACTATCATCTGTGCTATTAATTCTGAAATTTGTGAAAAATTATAATCTCTATAATGTTTTCCAGCTAATAATGGTTTCTTATATTCCGACGGCCAATCATCAAAAGCCTTTTGAGCTTCTTTTGACCCAAGGTGGGGATAGTTGACTCTAAAAGTCCAAGCTTCATCTCTTTCCGTAACCTCATCCGTGACCGTATTTTTCCTAATAACTTCAGCTCTAACATGCAATCGTCTTTTGAGAGCTTCACAATTCTGAATAGGCATTATGCTTATGTCCTTATCTGTAACATTTGTCGTCAACATGACAAACAAAGACATAAAAAAAGCATTACCTTTCTCCTTAAAAGCCATGTCCACCGGGAACACGGCATTGGAAACCATATTCAAAAAGTCAACGCAATGTTTTGCTCGAGTCTGAGCGTCTTTTGATGCCAACCACTCTTCCTGAGCATGAACAAATTGTCCTTTATAACCCTCCCAATAATCAGAACTCGGAACTCTATTGAACACCATATTCGGTGACCAATCATCCAAAAACCAATCTGGTCGCATTTTCTTACAACGTTCATACACTGATTGAGGTAACATAGTTGTCGCCGAAGACTTACCATGTCCAGGAGCCCCAGTCATACACAAAACCACAGGTTCACACCTACGCGTGTATATGTCTGACTTAGCTCTAATCTCTTGAGCATATCCATTAACAACTGACATTGCTTTCAAAATCTGGTTGGCTTCTCCCTGACGGAGACCCAACCCAGAAATTATGGTTGCAAACCTAGAAGCTTGCATATCCAACTGCAATATCTTTGTTGAATATCCATAATGAGTCAAATATCGCTGATCAAAATTAGGAGAAACAAACAATGCATTTGCTTCTTCGAACCAAGTCCGCATAATCACGACATCTCGCCTTTCCGGATAATAATGTTCCCCTGAATAAGCTTTCCAAATCCAATCAACAACGCTCTTAAATAATTCTTTCATGTCATTGAAAACTGGTTTGATTTTTTGAAGCACATTCATAACTACACTGATCTTAGCTAGTGAAAAAGCTGCACAAAACATCATCATAATCTCTTTAAACGATGCAAATCCATTTTGTGCTTCGAATTGCTTAGATCCCTCATCAGCATAATACTTGTCCAAGTACTTCTCTACGTCTGGTGAAATAACAAATCCCACTGCTGCTGACAACGCAAAAATCGCAAGAACTGCGAACATCTGAACTCTCATATCAGGTATCATAGATAATGCAAAAGATGCAATTATCAACAATACGATACAAGAAATAACTTTCATTTTTCCCCACATCGCATTATTGAAC